GGACATTCGGAATCGGGCCGGGTTGGCGAGATCTACGTTGGCCGTGGAGGCTGTGTAGATGGTGCGTTCACCGGATTTGTTTTCGAGAAGGGTGACCGAGGGGAAGTATTGGGGGATGATAGGGGAGAGGGCTTTGCCGATGCCTTGCGGAAAGCCTTTCTTTTTACCCCCCGGCATGTCGATGTATTGGACATGGGCGATGAGGATGATGTTGGTTCGATATTTCTTCGCGGTGAGCCCGGCGATCATGCCCTCGATACGATCTTGGGCGTCGTAGAACACCGCGCGGCCGTCGTAGTCAGAACCGGATTTGCTTTTCTTCGGGGTGAGGGAATCCCGCCAATCGTAGCATGCATCGCAGAAGCGGGATAGGGAATCGATGACGAGGATACAGTCGGGACCCCATTCCGATGGCGGGCCGTAGTCGATGACCTCGCCGGTTTCTTCGTCGGTGTAGGTCCAGTGGTAGAGCATCTTAACCGCATCGACGTAGGCACGAGGCTGCCCGGCGATGACCATTCCTTCCGAGGTCGCTTTACGGTTGTCGCGGATGGTGCAGAACTCGACGTTATCGATCAGATCTGGGCATTCGTGCATGATCAAAGCGTGAAGTGGATCGAGAAGATTGTCGAGATCGAGGATGCGGAGTTTGAATCCCGCCTTGACGAGGGAGATGAGGGAGGAGGTTTTCCCGGCTTTGGAGTCGCCCATGTAGAGCATTTTGACCAGCGACCCGGAGTGGTGGTGGGCGAGGGAGGGCATCAGCGGCGGACCATGATGTTGGCGCCGCAGGCGGCGTAACCGGCGATGTCGACCCATTGGTCGAGGGAGGTCGGGTCATGTTCAAGCCGGGCGAGTTTCATCAAGGTCATCATCATGGCGACGTCGGCGGCGTCGAGGATTGGAAGGGCGTGGTTGTATTTCTCACCGTAACGGTTGTGGAGGTGAATGCGCCAAAGGTTGGCGATGCGTTTGAAGTTGTTGCTGGGGGAATCATAGGTCTCCTCCCGATCGGCTACTGCCGAGATCGCCAGTTCCAGGACTTCCTTTTTCGAGATTGGTTCGGTCATCAACAGGCTCCACGTGAATGAGGACAGGATCGCCGATGGACAAGTCGTGGGCGACCCAAAACTTCGTGGCGATGTCATTGAGTTTGAACCAGCCGGGTTCGGCTTCGGTAACGTAGGTGGTATGGGTGTAGACGACTTTGATGGTCATGTCAGATGCCCGTAGGAGATTCTGGCGGTGCGTTTGCGGCGGGGGTTGCCGCTGCGGGAGTGGTGGAATTTGACGCCTAGGCGATGGGCCCGGCCGAGAACAGCGCTGCGGGATCGGCCGATGAGGTTGGCGAGTTCTAGCGCGGACCGGCCTTCCGCGGCGTGTTGGCGGAGAAGGTTGTCGTGTTCCTCTGGCCAGAGGTGGGGATTTGGGGTGTGCACGTTCAGCGGGGTTGTAAAGGGTTCCATCTTTCATCCTCGGGGAGTTGGTTGAAGTCGGAGTTTAGGAAGATTTCGCGGACGGACGGGGATTTGGCGCAGACCTTACGGAACCGGCAGCCGCCGAAGCGGTCACAGGCCGTGTCGTTCTGAGGCCAATAGTTATTCTCAGCGTACCATTCCGCGAGTTGAAGCCAGCGCGATAGATCAGTTTGCCATTCTTCAAGGCGCTCCGCCGTACGGAAGGTAAACCCGCGCACAAAGCGAGCATATGGTGGTTCGAGGAGGAGTTGGACAGCGTTGATAGCAACGCCCCGGATGGGAGCTTCCAATACAACCGCCCCGGCGGTGGTGTAGAGGGACATTTGGTTGTTGACGTCGTATTGGTCGAAGTAGTACTGGCCGGGGGAGGAGGTGGTGGTTTTATGATCCTCGACAAAGAGATCTCCGTTGGAATCGGCGGCGACGCGGTCGAGATGGCCGCAGAGGAGGTAGGGTTGTTGTAATGTTGCAACCTCCCCGAGTTTATACACACCATCAGGTGGCATGCCCGCGTCTGGCCCCCAGCCTAGTTCGAATCGGAACGATAGCTCGACAGCGGCTGTGCCGTCAGCGAGCTTATGAGTTCGAAGAGTGTCATCACGACGATCGTCGAGGTAGTAGATGACAGTTCGTATGAGCGATGTGCGGTTTTTGTACCGTGCGGGATCCCGAGCGTGATCTGGATTCGGGGTGGGATTGAAGTCGGCAGAAGTGATAAGGAGAGTGTGAATGGTTTCGCGGAGCGCTTCGTCATGAGGGATGTCCTGGGTGCGGAGGCGGTCGTAGAGCCAAAGGGCGGAGTGAAACTCGGCGCCGAAGCGCAGGTGGATGGATTCGCCTTTCGGCTGCCAGCCTTCGATGATGGTGTATTGGTAGAGCCGTGGGCAGGTTTTAAGAAGGCCGAGGCTTGTGCTATCCCAGGCGAATTGGGTCTTGGTCCCGGGGAGGAAGGGGGAGGCTGGGGGGCCGGTGTTCGGCTCATTGGGCATCGCGATCTCCTTTGCGCTTCAGCGCGGCGATGGCGTCGGCCGCGTGATAGGCGCCCCGTGCTAGCTCAAGCGCTTCTTTTGTGATCCGACACCAATGCGATCCGTCATCCTCCATCGGCGATAGGCTCGCGGTCTCATAAATCATCGCTCCAAGCGCCTCCCGCAGCCTCGCTATCTCGGCGTCCTTGGCGGCGATGATCCGCAGGTGTTCTTTGATGGCCGCATCCTTAAAGAAGCCTGTCGTGTCTGGACCCATGCCGTCGTTGTAGTAGCTCATTTACGTCCCCTTTCGAATGGCTGCGGCGATCAAACGAAAATCCGTAGCGGCGACTAGATGCATGGCGTACTCTACGGCGTCGGTATCAGCGTCGATGTCTTCCAGTGCCTCTTCGTGGCGGGAAGACTCCATCTCTAACCGTTTCGCGCACCGTTCCTGTTCGGCAAGTGTGGCCTCGGCGCGGATGGCGGTGATCACATCGCAAAATGCGGCGTTCATTTCGTCAGCCTCCTCCGGGTAATGCTCAAAAACCCACGAAGGGATATATTGCCTCGCCCGTTCCTCGTCGCTCTTGGTCGGGGTCATGTCAACGGCTCAAAATTGTCAGTGAAATAGGCTTCGGCAACAAGCCACTGATCGGCGTGGTTTTTCGGGTTGCGGGCAATCATGTCTCCCGTCTTGGGGGAGCCCGCTTTGCGGTCTTCGCTAGAAATGCTGACCTCGTCAAGCGTCTCGCCTTTGATGTAGGGACGCAATTCGGCAATCTGCTTGCGACGATAGGGTTTGAATTGTGTCATTCTGTCAGCCCTTCGGTTGCTAATTTCCCAATCATGAGCGAGCAGAGCCTGGCCTCTGCGCGGATGGCAATCGCCATGATGATCAACTTTTCCTTGATGGCTTCTCTGCTCGGGGTCATGCGTTGTCCTCTGCGGCCTATTCGACGAAACAGGCGTTGCAAAAGAAGAACTTGTTGCGAGTGTTCCGAGGGTCTTCATATTCGTGTGTCGCGACGCACTCGCCGCAGTCCTCGCACATCTGATCGCCTGACCCGTCGCATGCCTCGCATCGGCCGGTCGGCCACACGTCCGGATCATTGCCTCCGTATTTAGAGGCGTACTTGGTTCCTTCGCCGCCGCAGTGTTGACAGCTAATCCTGCTCGGGGTCATGCGGTCAGTAGCTTTCGTCGCCATTCTCGTAGGCATTTTTTAAGCGCTCCTTGAGCCAGTCGTTGATGTGTTGGTCGTCGGCGGTGCGCAGGTCGGCGGCGTCAATGGTCATGGTTGAATGATCTCCATCAGGGCCCGGACCCAAAGGCCGATGCCGACGAGGTTCGCGGGGACGAGGATGTAGAAGACCGCACATCGGCGCGAGGCCCAGATGGTTACGGCGAGGGAACCGAGCATGGTGAAAAGCATGAAGATGGTGATGGCAGTGTGCATGGGTTAGAACCTCCGCCGGAAGGACGCGTCGGGGGTGATGGTCGTGGGTTTGATAGCGCCGATGGATTTAAGCAGGTCGAGGGTGTCGGATTTGGTCGGGGCTTTGGCGGCGCCGGTTGGGGATTCGCGCTTTTT